CAACAAACACAGTAACAGAGTTGACCTATGGTGGTGGTGGGACTGCCCCAGTGATTACGGCAACCAATTGGCACTGTGCATCTTTGAATGGCATCACATATTTCTTTCAGACAGGTTTTGACCCACTGATCTATGATCCTGCTGTAAGTCTCACCACATTCAGGCGAGTGAGTGAGAAAACTGGTTATGTTGCAACTGCTCCCCAAACCAACATTGTTATCTCTGCCTATGGTCGATTGTGGACTGCTAGTAGCACTTCTGACAATGTAACTGTATTTTTCTCTGACTTGCTGGCAGGGCACATCTGGTCAACAGGAACTGCTGGTTCTTTGGACATCTCACGGGTATGGCCCAATGGGTCTGATGAGATCACAGGGTTGGCGGCACACAATGGATTCTTGTTTATCTTTGGCAAGCGTCAAGTCTTGATTTATGCAAATGCAACTACCCCATCAAGCCTGTCTCTGAGTGACACCATCAGCAACATTGGTTGCATTGCAAGGGACTCTATTGCCAATACAGGCAGTGATGTGGTTTTCTTGTCAAACAGTGGTGTGCGGTCATTGCTCAGAACCATTCAGGAGAAGTCTGCACCTTTGCGGGACTTGTCTAAGAATGTGCGCGATGACTTGATGACGATTGTGAATGCTGAGACATTGGCAAACATCAAGGCAGTCTATTCAGAGTCAAATGCTTTCTACCTGATTAACTTTCCGACTGCAACCCAGACCTACTGCTTTGACACCAAGGCGGCTTTGCAAGATGGTTCTTCACGGGTAACTGTGTGGGATTCCATCACTCCAACTGCTTTCCTTGCTAAACGCAATGGAGACTTGTTGATTGGCAAGAATGGTTATGTGGGCAAGTATGGCACTTACCTTGACCATGCAAGCACATACCGATTGCAGTATTTCACCACTTATGCTGACCTGGGTGCGGCCAATGTCACATCTATCCTGAAACGCATTGCTGTGGTGGTGATTGGTGGATCAAGCCAAGGCTTCATCATCAAGTGGGGATATGACTTCTCTGGTCAGTATTACGCCACCACATTGCAAATTCCTCAGTCTACTGTTGCTGAATATGGTACTGCTGAGTATGGGGCGAATGGTGTTCCTGTTGCCAACTACTCAGATGGTATTTCTTTGCAGACCTTGGTTGGTCAAACATCAGGCTCTGGAAAGACTGTGCAGACGGGTTATGAAGTGCAGATCAATGGGTATCCTGTGAGCATTCAAAAGATTGAAATTCAAGCCAAGAATGGCAAACTGGTTTAAGGAAGAAACATGGCAAATTACACCAAAACCACCAACTTTGCAGCTAAAGATGCTTTGTCGCCAGGGAATGCAAGCAAGATTGTCAAGGGAACTGAGATTGATACTGAGTTCACCAACATTCAGACTGCCATTGCAACCAAGGCAGATGGAACCTTCACCAACTTCAGCTTTGTTGAGAGTGGGTCTAATCTACTTATTCGTCACTCAGGAACAGATGTGATGAAGATTGACAGTTCTGGCAACCTGACTGTGTTGGGCAACATCGTGGCTAATGGCACTGTGTAATGAACGCAGTACAAAACAATCTCAATGTAACTTGCAAGTGCTTGCAGGTTCTTTTGGCATTGGGGGTTTGATATGGCATTGAATCAAGAAGAACGAAGATTTCTCCAAATCGTATTTCCTACATACGCAGGGAAGTCAGACGAACTATTTGCTATTCCCGGGCTTGAAGCAGAATTTAGGAAAGGCTTTAATACTCTTCAAGAAGGCTCATTTCTAAGTGATGACTCTGAAAAGTCTGTGCAAATGGGTAGTGGTAGGAAAATTATGGATGATGCGCTTAATAGTGCATCAACCAATCCCGTTGGATTTGTAAAGTCAAACTTGCTTGAATCGATGGTTGTTGGCAATTCTGACTTGGCAACAAATCAAGTTAAATACTTGCGACAAAACAATGTGCCAACAATTGACATAAATAATTTATGGCAAGAAAACATAGCAAAGATTGAACAAGGACAAAGAAGAAGTAAAGAGGGAATCACTCCTGGACAGCTTACAGCGTTGGGGCTTGCCGTAATATTGCCGGGGGTTGGCTCTGCTATTGGTGGACAACTGTTGGCAGCAGGACTACTTCCTGTTGGTACTACTGTAGCTACTGCTACAGCGGTTGGAACTGGATTGGCAAATGCCGCCCTACAAGTTGCACAGGGTAAGTCGGCAGATGAGGTTCTGAAAGGTGCTGTAGTTGGTGGCGCGGCGGGTTATGTTGGCGGCAAAGTTGGTGACTATCTTGTGGGCGATGCCGGATCAGTAAAAAACCTTGTTACAAACACAGCGGCAAACATTGTAGCAGGGAAGAATCCAGAAGATGCCGTTATAGCTGGTCTTGCTAATACTGGCGCTGGTCTTGCTGGAAGCACTATTGCTGAACAAACTGGGTCTTCTGTTGCAGGTCAAGTAGCCGCAGGAACAACTGCTGGATTACTTGCTGGTCAAACTGGTGAGCAAGCATTGATTCGTGGTGTTTCCAACATAAAAGTTGATGACCTTACATCATCAATTCCACCAAGCACAACTGCATTTGACACCACACAAGACATTTCAGACACATCTGGGTTTGACATACCCACACCAACACCGCAAACACCGATTACTGGAAATACTGGAGGAAATATGGCAACAGATTACACAGAAGACCCCTATGGGTATAGCGGAACCCCGTCTTACTACAATTATGCTGAAGACCCGTATGGATACACGGGAACTCCTCCAACAGACTACACAGAAGATCCCTATGGGTATGCAGGTGGAACTGGTGGAAGTCAGGTTGCTGCAACTCCAGGCGATTTAAACGCTCTAAGTGGCTATGGAAATTTAACTATTGGTCAAGTTCAACGATTACTTGGTGCTGGTGGAGGTGGGGCACGGCAACCTGCAACTCAAAGTGCTTTGCAAAGACTATTAGGTGGTGTTACTGGTCAGCAACCATCATTGCAACTTGGTGGCGCAACAGGCCAATTAGGTTCGTTTTTAGGTGGACTATTGCAAACTACTGGTGGTACGCTTCAAAGTCAGAAAAGTGCTGCGGCATCTGAAGAACAAGCTAGGATGATTTCTGAGGCAACTGGTAGGGCGGTTCCTGGCGCACAGTTCAGGCCCATTGGAACAACCACAAGGTTTGGCACAAGCCAATTCCAAGTTGATCCTACAACTGGTCAATTAACAAGTGCTGGTTATCAGTTAACCCCAGAACTCAAGGCGATGCAAGATCGAGTTATGGCCTTAACTGGTCAAGGCTTGACTGAGGCAGAGCAAGCGGCAGGTCGTTATGCTCCTTTAACTGCTGGCGCACAAGGCTTATTTGGTCTTGGTCAACAGTATCTGGCTCAGTCTCCTGAACAGGTTGCCGCTGACTACATGGCAAGACAACAAGACTTGTTGGCTCCTAGCCGTGAGCGTCAATTGGCTCAACTACAAACTCAACTTTTTAACACTGGTCGTGGTGGCCTGTCTGTTGGTGGCACTGGTATGCGCCCAGGTGGTGGTCAAGGTCTACGGGCGGCATCTCCTGAGATGGAAGCGTACTACAACGCTTTGGCTCAACAGGATGCTCAATTGGCTGCTGGTGCACAGCAAGCTGGTCAACAACAAGTTCAGTTTGGTGCTGGTTTGATGGGTACTGGTGCTAACTTGCTTGGTGCTTATGGTCAGGGCTTGACGGGTGCTTATGCACCATTCAGCACTGGTATTGGCGTAGGTACATCGTTAGAGGCATTGGGTCAGCAACCTTTGTCTATAAGTCAAGAGTTGGCTAAGTTGAGTTCTACATCTGGTGCAAGGGCTGGTGAACTTGGAATCAGAGGAACTACTGCGGCGGCTGCTGCTAGACTTCCTTCTATGCAGTTCAACCCATTGGCAGATGTATTGTCAAGTGCTGGTAAAAATACTCAGTTTGGCAACCTTTTGGGTGAATTTACTAATCGTGCGTTTCCAGGACTATTTGGCGCAGGAACCACAATAAATCCTTTGCGTACCGATGAGTTTGGTTATCCACCAGAAATCATGGCACCAGATAGGTCACTTCCGATTGATATACCACAAAATCCACCATCAAATATTCCAATTGGTATTTCATACGATGAACTCTATGGGTTGGGCCAGTATGCTCGCCGTTAATCAAATTAAAATTAAGGAGTAATCATGGCAACAGATATTGTTGGAAGTTTGTTTGGTGTTAGTCCTGAGATGTATCAGGAAGAGCGCAATCGTCAGGGGATGAGTGATGCTATTACTATGGCGCGACTTGACCCTATGCAAATGGGCAGAGCAAACATTATGGCTGGTGCTGGTCGTGCCGCTGGTGGGTTTGCTGGTTTGATGGGTGTAGAAGACCCTCAGATGCGTCTGATTAGCCAACGCAATGCCTTGGCACAACAGTTTGATGTAAGCACTCCAGAGGGGTTGGGTCAATATGCAAGCGCTTTGCAAGAAGTTGGAGATACTCGGGGTGCATTAGAAGCTGCAAATATCTCTCGTAAGGCCGCTAGTGAAGTGGCATTGGCAAAACAAAGAATGTTCGAAAGACAAGGTGCCGATCCATTACAACAACTTATTCGTTCTGGAAAATATATTCCATCAAGCATTTCTACTTATGCAAAAAGTGGCAACATTAAAGACCTAGAACTTATTGAAAAACCATTGGTAGAACCAACAACTGATCCAATAAAAAATGCTAGGGCTATTGCCGCTGCTGAATTTCCTGTTGGATCGCCCCAATATGAAGAAAGATATAAAGAAGAATTAAAGCGATTGACAGCAAAAGAACCAAAGGCTGGCAATGTAAAAGAAGTTGGTGTTGCAATGGGTAGCAGAGAGCCTGTTTACCTTGATGTAAATCAAGACCTACAATTTATTTACCAAAAAGGCGCAGATGGTAAGCAGATGCGTGTTCCTTATGTTGGTGGTGTTGATAGAACAACAGCAAGCACAAAAGTTGAAGCAGAAAGAAAACAAACAGAATTTGAAAAGCTGTTAGACAAAAAAGATGCCGACAGAGTAGGTAATGCAATGACATTACAAGAAAATGCAATCGCCTCATTAAATTCATTAAACAGATTAAATCAACTTGACCAAAGTGCGTTAATTAGCGGCTCTTTTGCAAGTGGCAGGGTTGGAGCAACAAACTTGCTTAATACACTTGGTCTTACAAGTGCTAAAGATCAAGATGTACTTGCAAAATCTGAAAATTATCAAAAGACTGCTGGTGATGTAATTCTTGCTACTCTTGGTGGAAGACTTGGATCAGGATTCTCGAATGCAGATCGTGAATTTATCCAAAGTCTTGTTCCTCAACTGGAGAACAGCCCACAAGCCCGTAAACAACTTATTGAGTTTATGGTTAAAAAGAATCAAGGAATTGTTGATGAAACAACCAGATTGGAAAACTATGCAAGAGACAAGAAAACTCTTAAAGGATATGTTCCAACAATTCCAATTGTTAATTTAGGCGCAAATGCTCCAAAGCCTTTGTCAGAATTAAGCAATGAAGAGTTGATGAATCAATTTAACAAATTGAAAGGCAAAAAACCATGAGTAGCCTACAAGATGTTGAAGCAGAAATGCAACGCAGAGGATTGACAACCTCTAGTCAGTCTGTTTTTGATCCAGAAGAAGGTGGAGTTTCTGAGTTTAAAAAGTTTGGTGAATCTTTGCTTAAAGGTTCGGCTAAAGGCATTGTCAGTCTTGTTGGTGGATGGGGAAACTTGTATGACTACCTAAAAGGAAGCAAAGACCCAAATGCTTTTTCTAGCGCAGGAATTGCAAATGCTGTAAAAAATCTTACTGGCGTTAACATTCAATCAATTCAAGGCTATCGTGGTGCTTATGAATTTGGAGAGGCTGGCGCTCCTGCTGCGGCATTAACTGCCGTTGGTGTGCCAGGACTGTTTGGCAGAGGAGCCAAGGGAACTCTTGGGGAATTTGGTGTTTCTGGAACAACTGGAGTTCTTGCACAACAAGTTGCGCCAGATAGTCCAACGGCTCAATTGGCCTTGCAAATGTCTCCTTATGTTGCCAAAGGTGGACTTACTGTTGCTGGTCAGCAAATGACAAAGCCAGCAGGTCTTTTCCCGCAAACAGCAGAAACAAGCGAGTTAACAAGAGTTGGAAGACTTACTCCTGGTGAACTTGGATTAAGCAGAGAGCAATTAGCAACAGAAGCAAGAATTTCTGCTGAACCATCAACAGGAGCATTGCCATCTGAGTTCAAGAAAGCACAGGCTTATGATGTTGAGTCTTTTTTAACAAACTTGTTTAACAAGGCAAGCGACAAAACACTTAGTCCACCAGATGCTGTTCAAGCAGTTGTTTCTTCTTTTAACAACTATGGAAAATCGCTTTCTTCAAGATTAAGAAGCGATGCTGCAAAAGACTTTAGTGCCGCAAAAGGTGCTGGTGGATTGATTGATACAACGCCAGTTGTTTCAGTTATTCAATCTAAGTTGGGAGAAATACCAGTAGAAGTAAAAGCACTTGACCCAGTTAGAAATGCTTTGCAAAAAATTATTGATGAGTATGCAATTCCAGCAACTCCGTCAGTTACAACCCCATCAACAATTCTTGGGCCAACTGGCGCTCCAGCATCTGTAACAGTTACTCCTGCCATCCCTGCGTCAAATTTAAAAATAAACATTGATCGATTGCAGAAAAACTTGTCTGCATGGGGTGAGGCGGCTTATTCTGGAAAAGCAGATTTTGGCAAAGGAAACATCTTTGAGGGCGTTGCTCCTGGTCAAGCAAAAGGAATTGCAATATCGGTGTTAAACGGGTTTAAAAACTCCCTTGATGAAGCAATTAATGCTGGAGTTCCTGGCGCAGATAAACTTGTCGATGCCCGTGATAAGTTCAGGCAAAACATCCAAAAAATTGAGCAGTTTTCTGATAGACCATTGACAAAAGCATTTGATGTTCAAAATGTTACTGACTTGGTTCCAGAGGTTGAACTTGCCAAACTAAAAAAGATGCCCCCATCTCAGCAACAGTTTCTTGTTGAAGTGATGCAAAACAGTCCAAATTCTCAGGTGAATGAAGTTTTAAACACAATTCGCAGGATGAATTTTGATGATGTTTTATCTGTTGCACAAGCCAAAGGTGGGGCGATAAATGATCCAACATTTAATATAAACATTGCACTCAAAGAACTAGACAAAAAAAGCAGTGATTTCGCCAATCTATTTCCAAATGCAAAAGACGCTACTGATGCAAGACTTGCAATGAATTGGATGCGTAGGACACTTCAATCTGAATCTGTCGCTGGAGTGCCTGGGATTGCTGCTGGCGAGGCTTATGGCATTACTGGTGCTTTGGGTGGAAGTGCAAGAACAAGACTTCAAGCAAGAGAAATCATCCCGTTAATTCGGGACATTATTGCAAGCCCAAAGGCATTTGCTGATGTTATTTATAACCCAGAATACCGGAAAGCAATGCTTGATTTGTCAAAGCCAAAAACAACTTTGGATAAGGCTATTGGGGCAACTCAAACTCTTGCAAAAGCCTTGGCTATTGGTGGTGTTCGTGCTGGCCCAATGCTTGAGACTGTTGGCCCAGAAATGCCTTCTGCGGAACAAGAAACAGCGCCTATCCCATCTCTCATGGAATACGAGGCTGAAATGAAAGCCCGTGGGCTAATGTAAGGGGCATAAGATTGATCCTCTCACCCTTCTGGCAATGGCAAATGGCTGTGTCGCAGCTATTCGCAAAGGCTGTGAACTCTATAAAGAGGTCAAGGGAACTGTTGCCGCAGCCCAAAAGACTGTTAAAGAGGTCACGGCTATTGCTGAAGAAGTGGGTGGCTTCTTTGGGTTCTTCAAGAAGAAAAAGCCCAAGCCCACAGCAACTCCAGTTGCAGCCAAAGCAAAAAAGGCAGAGGCCGAAATTTGGGATGAAGGTAGAGTTGTGGCTGATCTGGCGGCTAATCTCTCGCAGTTCTTTAGGGTTCAGCAACAGCTTGCAGACCACATTCGTGAGGAAGAAGAGAAGTCTAAGACTGTTTATGACCCAAGTCAAAACATCATGGAGTCGGCGCTAAACAGGGAACTTGCCAAGACGCAGTTTGAGAAGTTAGCCAAAGAGATTCGTGAGATTATGGTGTATCAGTCACCCCCAGAGTTGGGTAACTTGTACACACGGGTGAACCAGATGAGAGTAATCATCATTGCTGAACAAGAAGAAGCAAGGTTGGCTCAAGAAAAGAAACAACGAGAGGTTGAATGGCAACGCAAAAGGGTAATCGAGGCAATCCAAGACAAACTAATCTACCTGGCGGCTTGTCTGGTGTTCGTTCTTTACCTGGTTCTGTTCTTCACTCTCCTAGTAATGGATCGAAAAGTAAGATGGGGTTTTTAGTTGCTCTTTGTTGCATGGTCTTGGTGTTTGTATTGCTGTTGCCATTGCTTGGTAGCATCTATTACGACACCTTGGCGGTTCAACGTGAGAGCAAACAGCAGATTGAGCGCATGGAGAGACTGCGCCAGCAACTTGAGTATGAACGCAAACAACTTGAAAGGTTAAAAAATGATAACTCTGTTCTCATCCCTGGTCAGCTTCCTGATGGGCGGCCTCCCCAAAATCCTTGAATTTATACAAGATAAGTCTGACAAGAAGCATGAACTTGCATTGGCTGCAATGCAGACAGAGAGGGAACTGACCCTCAAGAAAGCTGGCCTGGAGACACAAGAGCGAATTGAGCATATCCAGACTGAGCAGATTCAGATCAATGCAGATGTTCAGATGGCCCAAGCCGCCATGCAAGAGCGCCAAGCCCTATATGCCCATGATATAGCCCTTGGTGAAGGTGCATCCACTTGGGTCATCAATATGAGAGCAGCAACCCGTAGCGTTATTACCTACGGGATGTTCATCATGTTCATGTTTGTTGAGGTCTTTGGGTTCTACTATGCTTGGCACACAGATGTGGCATTTGATACAGCACTCAACCAGTTGTGGGATGATGAAACCCAGATCATCTGGGCTTGTATCGTGTCGTTCTGGTTTGGTGGACAGGCGTTCAAAAAATGAACATCAGTGCCCAAGCTGTGGAGATGATTAAGCACCATGAAGGTGTGCGGTT